GCTCCCTGGCGGTCTGTTCGCTTAGCGAACTTACCTGGACCCGAAGGTTGCATCATTGACATTTATTTACCTACTTCTTTGGAATATTAACCTTTGTTCCTGACCAAATCATTGAACCCTGCTTGTACTTCTTCTTCTTCATAATCTCAGGGTTTGCTGCACGGATTTCCGCTAACGTTAATCCTGCATTCTTTGCAATACCTGACAAGGTATCGCCCTTCTTTACGGTGTATCTTGTGTCAACTTTAGTAGTTGAGCCACCACCAGTAGAAGTTACTGTTGGTCTTGTAGTAGAACCAGCTTTATATGCTGCAGTTCCAGGTACAAGTGATGAACCATCTTTACCATAACGAAGCTCTTTAGGCTTGTTCTTCTTTTCAGCCTTGGCAATAAGAGCGTTAAGCTCGTCCATACGTTGACGACGAGTCTTTCCAACAATGCCCATAGTTGCAAGCGATGCAAGTTGTGATACTTGCTGCTGTGCTCCTTGGCGACCTGCTGTAACTCTGCTCTTACCTTTGCCAGTAATTTGAGCTAACTTGTTTTCAAGACGATTAATCTCATCAAAATCTTTTTTGGTAGAACCTTTAGCTAAGCTAACTACTTCTCCAGCAAGTGCTGCATAAGCGCCACCTTTAGCAGTTCCTTTAATCTTACGGAACTTAGGCTTGCTTGCTACTTTACCTTCTGGTTTTGCTGCTGCTTTCGCTTTGGCTTTTGCTGCTTGAGGAGTTTGAGTCTTACCTTTAGCAGAATTAGCGAGAGCTTTATTCTTAGCAGCAACACGTGCCTTAGCCTCTTCTAGACCTTTAGCTTCATTCTTCTTAAGGTCTGCAAGCGTTGGACGCTTTGTGGTTGCAGAACGAGCCTCTTGGCGAGCTTTAATTTTTGCTTCTGCATCAGCCATTCTTGCTTTTTCTTTTACGTTAGCAGCTTTAGCATCTTCTCTAACAAAGGCTTCTTTTTCAGCCTGTGTCATTTTAGACCATTTGTCAGTAGAAACTCCCAATGCTTTACGTAATCCACTGTCTTTTGCTGGAACTCCAGAACCAGTTGCTCCTGGTTTGTTTGCTGCCCAAGCTTTGCGCTGTGCTGGTGTCATATTTCTCCACGCAGCCTTATTAGCAGCAGAGCGTTCAGCACGAGTCATGCCTTTAGTTGCAGCTTTTTTATCAGCAATAAGTTTCTTTTCTAATTCTCCACCTTTAGTTACGGGTGTATCAACTACCGCTTTAGAACCTTTTGGAACAAACTTCTTAGTATTCTTTTTTACTTCTTTAGCAGCAGCTTTCTTAGATGCGGTTTTTTCTGCAGGTGTACGTTTGTCAGTTACAGCAACAGCTGGCTTTTTGACAGCAGCTTTCTTTGCAGGGGCTTTCTTGGCTGGAGCTTCTGGCTCTCCTGCTTTCTTGCCTGCATATTCGCCAAACTCTTGACGCATTGACTCACGAAACTTTTCAAGTTCCCTGTTTTGCATAGCATCATATTCAGCTCTGCTTAGATAAGCCTTCTTACCAAGTTCTTTCTTGGCAGTATCAGCCATATCCTTGAGCGCTAATCTATCCTCGGCAGTAATCTTGCCTGTGATGTCTTTACGTACAGCTTTTACTTTTCCTGGAAAAGCTTTCTTTGCTGCAGTCTTAGCGTCTTTTCTGGCTTGGCGATACTTATACGGTTTCTTCGCCATGGTTATCCTTACTTAAGCTTGTTCTTGTTGCCCTTAATGCCTTTTAGTGCAGCTGGCTTTGCATTCTGTCCTAGTCCTACACCCTTACCGCCATTCTTCTTGCCTGCGTGTCCTGGGTGAACTGGAGCCTTTGCTGCCTTTCCTTGCTTTCCAAACATTGTTTCTCCTTAGTTATGCTGGTATTTGTCGAGTTACTCGACCTGCGAGTACTGGATTGCCTGAACCAGTTAACCCTGCTAGTAGTTCCTGCATTGCAGGTCTACCTTGTGGCATCTGTGGCATACCGCCACCCATACCTGCTGGTTGTTCTGGTTGCGCCATCTCTGGCGCTTGTGGTGCTTCTGGTGCTTGTGGTGCTGGTTCTGGCTTAAACGCTTTGGCTACTGCTTCTTCAAGCGGTGTACCCTTTTTGCGTTCATCGATAACTGTTGCCATCTTTTCTACAAGTGACATCGGGTCTTGTCCTTGCGAAACCATTTGTGGTATCGCTGCAGCAAGTTGTGAGATAGACGCTTTTAGTGAATCGCGCATCTCTTCGATATCAATTGCCCGCTCTTCTTCTCCAGCATTGAGCGAAATCGGTAAGTTGCGACGTAGCATTCCTCGTGAGATTAGCTTGTCGCCTCGTGCTTGCAGACCCCATACCAATGCTCGGTTAGGGTCTAAACCTGCCATCAATCCGTATTCAACCGTTACGCCATAATTACCGTTGATATCGATTGATGGTTTGTACTTTAACTTGTATGGAACTCCATTGGCTGTTGCAGATACTTCGCGAGCTAACGCTAGGAAGTATGCTTCATCGGTAGCAAATGCAATAGAAATTGCTTCACCGATTGCTTCGCCAAGGATTGATTGAATAACTTTGATTTGTGAATCGAATCCAGCCATAAGTGCCTTGACACCTTGACCAGTAACAATAGAACCTTCTGCTTGCCCTGCACGTGCTTGAGGGAAGCGAGTTCCAAGTTTCATTTCATCTGCTAGAACATTGTTCTCCGCAAACGCAAACTGAGGTACGTCCAGATTGATACGACGAATTTTTTCAGGGGAGTTAGAGCGTATAACTGAATCAGGACCAACGGAAAGCTGAGTAACATCAGTGGGCAAAGCAAGAGGAGCTTCAACAGATTTTTGAACAGCTTCCATAGTGAGGAGCGCAAGTCGCGCCTTAGCTGCATATACAGGAAGAACGTCGTCGAACGAGCCTCTGACCTCACCGTCGAGCGAAGGACGCTGAGCAATTGCAACTGGGACTCGACCAATCTTGTTTGGTGTTTCGGCAAGGATTGCACCTCCACGACTTGGGATAAACATAATCGTGCGATTCTTGTCAGTCCAACGAACGACTTCTAGGAGTTCGTTTGAATCTGTACGTCCAAATGCGCTGGTCTGTAGAATCTTGTCTGCTAGTTCTGGGAACTTGGCTGCTAAATCGCCAGCCTTACGATAATACGAACGGCAATAGACAGATACTTCCCCGAACCTGTCCATGTCATAATACGCACCCATAGAGTTTTCAACATGGATATGCGGTCTATTTTCCTTGAAGTTAGGTTCAACTCGGAATACACAGAATCCGTAAGTTCCTAACTGGTCTGCGCCACGCAGTAGCTCTGTTCCAAGACGAGATGCAGCAACATAATAATTTGCAATCTTAGTTCTTTTATCAGCCTTGGTACGCTGTGAATCATCAAGGGATGAATCGCCAGCAGCCGTTATGGTAGGTAGTACACCTGCCTGCTCAGAAACGTCGCGAGCAACCACGTCAATTAGGTTGGCGATAATAGGTCTAGACCAAGTTCCCTCTGGGAACAAACCACGAAATACTTGGTCAGCATTACCTGCTCGGACCAAAGCAACTTCGCGCATGCGCTTATCGCGCTCAGCATTACGAGCTTTTAATTGCTCATATGCGTGTACAAGTTCTTTCATTATCACAATCTCGCTATTCGCTGTGCAGCAGCTAAATCATCTAGGTTAACAATGTACCTATCTTCGATTTGCTTCTGAGGAGTAAATTCATTTCTTAAAAAGTTTGGTACATTAGAAGCTGTTAGTAGAACATCACGGGCTACGATTTCACAGAACCAGAGCGCCATCACAGCGTCCATCTTTAATCGCTTACCCTGAACTCCTGGTTGCCAAACAACCAATTGCTCTATCAGCTTTTTTATATGTTCATTACGTGAAGCATCTGGCAATTCAATCATGTTATCGCCAGCATGCTTTAAGTTGTTATTGTTGCCGTCACGTTTAATAACGGTTCCAAACAACGGAGCCAGAGAAGCTACACCAAACTCTGGGTCTTGTTTATTATTACCTGTGTAGTGTGGGCGGTAATTAATACCGCGAGTAGACAAGAAGTTTCTAATCTCCTCGTCCTGTGTCAAGAAAAGCTGAAACGCATTGGATTCAACAATGACAGTATGAGGCTTATATGAATCTGTCCACTCTCTAATCAAAGAGCGAATCGCTGCAGGTGTGGGGCTGCTCATGACGTGAACGTCCATGACATAGCGCTTGTGTGTTCTGCGGTCGACTGCGTAAGCAACTGCTGCGGTGTC